GTAAACGTAGTGCCCGTGTCGCCCTTCTCCCCGGTGCTGCCTTTCTCGCCCTTGGACCCCTGCTCGCCGGTGTCGCCCTTGTCGCCTTTGGGTCCCTGCTCGCCGGTATCGCCCTTGGGCCCAACGGGACCTTGGATGCCCTGCTCGCCTTGCGGACCCTGCTCACCGGTGTCGCCCTTCTGACCTTGGATACCCTGATCGCCCTTGTCACCCTTCGGACCGACAACACCCTGAATGCCCTGCGGTCCCTGCGGACCGACAAGGTTCACGAGCTCTGTCCCGACGGTGGCGTCGTCTCCCGACACGGACTCGATGTTGAACAGGTTGCCGACGACGTCGAGAATCTTGTCACCCGCCTTCGTGTTCGTGCTGGGGTTCAGGCTTGCAACGGGAACCTGACCGCCGGGCGTCACGGCCTTGCCGTAGTAGCGGATCGAGAAACTCGCTGTCTTGACCGTCTCTGCGGCGAGGTTGGCTTGCCGCTTCGCCTCTGCGGCCTGCGCCGTTGCATCCTTCTGCGCTTCCTTGGCCTGTGTCTCAGCGTCGCCGGCCACCTTGGCCGACGTGCTGGCGGACGCCGCCGCGGACTCCGCCGCGGTCTTTGCGCTCTCCGCCGCGGACTTCGCACTCTCAGCCCCCGTCTTGGCGGTCTCTGCGTCTGACGCAGAGGAGGCCGCATCCGAAGCCGATCCCGCAGCCGCGGAGGCGGAGCCTGCCGCCGCAGTGGCGGAGCTGCCGGCCGCAGACGCGGAGCCGCCCGCCGCGTTCGCAGCGGCTACGGCCTCGTCGCGCGCGTCGAACAGCGACTTGGTAAACGCTGCGGGATTCTCCGAAGACGTGTTCGGCATCTGCACGGAGCGCTCTGCTTTATCCAAAACCTGCTGAATGAGCGCCGTGTTCTTGTCCCACGCGCCCGTAAGGTCGCTCGGGTTGAAGGCCCCGAAGTCGTTGAGCCCAAGACCCTGCGTGTAGTCAATCGCAGAGACAATAACGATCTTGTCTCCCGTTGTGGGAGCCGTAGTGAAAGCAACCGTGCCGCCTGTTTCCTCAAGCGACACGGAATATTCGGTTGCGGGGACTAGCTCTTCTTGCTCCGCTCCATCGCGCAAACGGTATACGGCTACCTGCTCCTTCGCAAAAACCTTAAAGGCGAAGGAGAACTCGCGTACCGATCCCGTGCCGACATAGACGGAAGACCGGCGTCCCGCGTCAGGCATAGACATAAAAAATTCCCCTAGTGTTATGGTTAACCCTAGGGGAAATTCTACTCGATTTTACTTGTCCTTGTAGCCTCTAATCAGAACAGTCGGGTCGTTCGTCTTCTCTTCGACGATCAACGCATCAAAGCCGTCGATGGTTCGGTTGACCTGCGCCGCGGGCAAAGCGAACGTAGCGCCCGCCGCGTTGACGATTGACTTGACCAAAGCCTTGTCGAACTCGCCCTGCGCAGACTGACTGATTACCTGCCCTACTTCCGAGATCACGCGAAGGCTCGACGGACCGCGCCAAGTGAACACGGGTTCTCCCGCAACGAAATTGCCCGCCATGCTCGACATCTCTCGCGTGAACACGAGAAGACCGAGGTTGAAGTTCACGACGTTGCCCGCGGCTTCGCGCGCGTACTTCGTCCACTCCTTGTCATCGTCGTCATCGCTTCCGGGAGCCAGAGCCGCACGGAGAAAACCTTCGATAATAGGCGAGGCTACCGATACGGTCAGGATGTTGCCCGCTGCCTTGTACCGATCCTTCTCGCCTAAGAGCGCAGCCGCGTTCAGGTTGTACGCCGTGTTCATAAACGAGTAGAACGACGTGAAGAGCTTTGCCAGAGAACCCATTTCCGCCGCGGACATATCCGCAAGCAGACCGGAGCCCTGCGTGTCTCTCACCGTCTGATCGGCTCGTGCCACACAGTCTTCTTCGCTCAGACCTTCGAGCGTTGCCTTCTTGTACGCTCCAAGCCAAACGATACGGTCGACGTGGTTCTGGACAAACGCCATAAACACATAGGCCGAGTCCTGAAGTCCGCGAAGCGCCTTGGCCGCTTTGCTCTGCCCGCCCTCGATTCGGTTGTTGATCTCGTCGAGTTCTCGCAGGAACGTACGCGCACGGTTCGCCATGAAGTCAGACTTTGCGGCAATGGATACGGTGTTATCCCGTACATTGCCGAAGTAGTCGGACACGGCCGAAGCCACTCCGCCCACGCCCAAACGGGTCATCGCAGGGATCAAGCCCGTGATCTGTACGGCCGCCGACACGATGTTGAAGCCAAGGCCGGAGATCGACACGCCTCTGCGCAATCGGCTTGCGAACTGATCGAGGGAGCCGGACGGAGGTCGTCTGTTCCCGTATGCGATGTTCTGAAGCCATGCGTCAAACTGCTTGGCGGCCGATGCACCGTAGTATGCCGAGATCGTGGACGTAATGCCGGGAATCACGGTCCCGCCCTCTGCCTTGGAGTCTGCACGAAGTCTCTGCATATCGAGCAAGAACTCACGCCACGTAAGGTCATGCACGACTTCCTGCAGCTTCGAGAACAGGGGCTCCAACGCCGTGCTTACGGGGATACCCAAGCCCTTGTCGCTTCTGTCCTTCGTGTACGTGCGGGTTGTCGTGGTTCCCGTATGCCCACCCTCAAGCGCCGCTTTCTCCGTGTTCTCCATGTCACGCGCAATGGCCGACGACGCCGCGCCCGGGGACGTGTAGTCGTAGGTTATCGGGTAGTGACCGCCGCGAAGCGTGACCTTACTGCCGTCAGGGCGCTCCACCTCGATGGGTACGGGCTCCGTCCAATTCGGCTCTTTACCGTTTAGCTTGTATTCGAGCTTTGCGATCTCGGGACGAAGCGACTCGAACAAATCCCAGATACGCTGTACAGCGGCAAGCTGTCCATCGGTCAAGGACGCCATGATCTTTCCGATCTGCTCCCGCGTAAACCCGTTGCCGTCCATGATGCGCTGCAGGTTCACTTCGTTGCCTGCGTTGAGCGCGATGACGAATCGCTGCTGAAGGTTGTAGCGAACGCCGTCGATCTTAACCCAATCGCCGTTGGGGTTTCCCTCGAAGAACGGCTTGAGAATGTCGTCGAGCTTCTTCGTCAACTCGGAGTTCCACTTCGTCTCCTTGTCGGACAACTTGTTTGCGGGCTTGATGATGTACTCGAACCAAGCGCCGAACTTGTTGCCGTCGAGGATACGCGCCCACGTTGCCATTTTGATGTGCGTGTGGAAGAAACCAACGAACGTGTCCTTGGCCTTCATCCACGGACGGGTTTCTGTGACTACAGCCTTGCGAGCCTCACGGCCCATGCTTTCAGCGCTGGCCTTGGCCGTGTTGTTCAGCTCAACCTTTCTCTGGTTTACGGAACCCTTGACCTGCGACTTATCCGCCGTATGCTTGGCTCTTCCGCGCGCAATCAGCATGTCCGCAACGTCCATCATCTGCTCGTACTGCTCAACCGTGAGGTCGTCCGCCGTAACGCCTGTCGGAACGCGGTCCATGCCGAGCTCCACATCATACCCGTTGGCCTTCAGGAACTCAGACAAGGACGGCGCGGCAACAGTCTTAAGACGCTTGGAAGAAATAAAGCCATACTGCACGGCGATGTTTATGAGCTGATCGCGGTGCGCAAAGTCGATGGTTTTGCTCTTGGCGGCGTTCTTAAGACGCTTGTGGAATTGGTCGACGCGCTTTAACGTGCGCGCCGCCTCGCTTGCCATCGCAGTCTGCAGCATTTCGGCGCGCGTATACTCGGCGGCCGCCTCTAAATTGCCTTTGGCAAGAGCACGATCCGCCGCCTTTCTCGCACGAACGGCGGCCTGCTGATACTTTCTGGGCTTGAGCGAAAGCGCCTTGCGGCCGGACAGAATGTCCTTGGCAAACGCTCTGGCCGCAGACACGAGCGAGCGAACGGGACTGTTGATCTTTTTGAGCGCCTTAAACTCCGTGGCGAGCATCAAGATTCGAGTTCCGTTGTAAATGGCGTTCGTAGCCAAGCGCGCAATGCCCGCGGGCGTGGCGGCTTCACCGTAAATTTCCACGAAAATCTTATCGGCGTTCGGCTTTGCAAGCGTCTCGGGCGAAGTGTTGAACGCAGAAATAGCTTCGTCAACAAGCTCCTGCGGAGTCGTGTACCCGAGCAGTTCGGCGGCGTCAGCGGCCGACAGCATATTCTGTCCCTGACGACGGAACCAACCACGAGCCAAAGCGAACTCGTACGCTTCAGGCGTAAGCATGGCCTTTGCAGAAGCGGCTTCGATCTTGAAGTGAATGCCGTCCTCTCTGTTCTTTGAGACCGTCAGCGCCGCGAGCGTTTGGTACGGGCGCGATGCGCGAACCTTCTCCGTCTCTTCCTTCAGGATATTTTTGTACTCAGCCTCAATTCCTCTGGCTTCTCTTTCGCGTCTGGAATTGATTAACTTTTTGTTCTCCGCTACGGCAGCGCCGACCTCAGTGGATGCCTCGCCGATATACGCATCCTGAGCGCTCATGTACGCCGCATATTCTTCGGGGGTCAACGACTCCTTGAGAATTGCGGAGCGCTCCTTGGACAAGCGATACGATCCGGCTGCGGCATTAGCCGCTTCCTGATCGGCAAAGAACAGTGTGTCGTAAAAGTCGAGCACTTCAGGACTCAGCTCTTCTCGCGTAATGCCGAAGAACTTCCACGAATCCTTGATCCACTGCTTCATCATCTCGAATGCGCGCACCAAAGACATGGACGGCGCTTCGCCCTTAGTGATATATGTCTCAAAGCCTTCGGCAAATTTTTCATGCGCGTTTTTCAACTTGTCTCCGCTGAATGAGCGGAAATCACCCAAACGCGCCTGCGCCGTGTCTCCCTTGCCGCCGAGCCAAGTGATGACCCCATCGAGAGCGTCAAGTGTCATCTGCATTTCGGGCGTAGCCTGCGTCCTGTTTGCGTAGAGACCCTGCGCGATCGAGGCCAAAGACTCAAGCCAGAAATGCGCCATCTCGTGCGTGAAAGTACGCACGTCGCCCGTTTTGAACACCTGCACGGTGTTGGTTCCGGGGGCGTATCGCCCGCGAACGCCCTTAAGACCGTGCATTCGAGCGGCAATGTCAAACGTCAGCTTGTTCCCGTTGAGCGTGAGCAAGTCCTTCGGAGCAATGCCCAGACGCTTGGACAGGCTGTAGATGATCGACTTCTGAAGCGTCGTCGCTGCCTTAGCCTGCTCAGGATCAAAGTACGCATTGGCCGCACGCTCGATTTCCTTTGCCGCACGGTTGACTTGGCTGCGCAACCCTGCATCCACGACCATAGCGTCGGCTTCTTCCTGCATCAAGCGCTGTGCCGTTTCAGAAAGTTGTGCGCCCGCTTCGGCATCGAACTCCTGCGCTTCGAGAAGTGACATGCCGTCCGGTTTTGTACGGACGACAGACACAACCTTGTTGGCCGCATCCGGGCTTGCGTCGTTAAGCGCGGACAAATCACCAAGTCGAATGTCCAAGTCTCCACCCGTTGCTTCAGCCAATGCCGCCTGCGGACGCAGATTCGGAGCGGCTTCGAGGAGCGCTTCGTACGCACCCAACTCCTTGAGCGTTTGAACGCTCACACTAAGAGCGCCAATGCCGCGACCTTCGGCGGCATCGTTAAGGAATTGCTGATACGCTTGCGGAGCCCGTTGATTGAGCTCATTCGTCTTGGACTGCGCTAGAACTTCCATAAGAACCTGCGCATCCTGTTTCGCGGACACGGCTCTTGCCTTTTCCGTTACGACAAACTTACGCGCATCTGCTCGCGCCACCAAAACGTCCACGGGGGCTGTAGCCAAATCCGCGATGGATTCAAGAACAATGTCGCTTATGGACGTGATCTTGCCTTCAGCGGAGAGCTGACCCGCGGCTTCACCCGCGCCGCCAAGAGCGCCGCCTACTACCATCTGCGAAACAACGTTCTCAAGCTCTTGCTGCAGAGGCGTACGCGCGATGTCCTTTCTAGCCTGCGCTACCGTGAGTCCCGTTCCCGTGAGTTTGGCTTTGGCAGCTCTGACTGCGGCGACGGCAGTCGTGGCGGGGGTTAGACGCACGGGCGCGACCAAGCCCGCGAGGGTGTCGAACGAACCCACCATCGCAGAGCGCTTGGTGGCTTTGTCGACCGCAACCTGCATGAGCTCGGGATCGTTGAGCGCCTTGCGAAGAGAAGCAGGGTCTGTCACATCGACGCCCGCCTCGGCAAGCGCTTCGTTGAGCGTAGACCCGTACTCAACACCTGCGGAGGCTATGCCCATCGACAGCGCGCCGAGAGCGGGGTTCACGGCGTATGCCGCCGCCGTAATGGGAAGCGTCATGCCCATCGCGCCGATGCTCTCAAGGCCCGTGCCGAGGATAACGTCAACGGGGTTGCTCAATGCAATGCCCAACGCTTCACCGACGGTCTCTGCCTCTGCAATCTCCTGCATTGCCACCGGTGTCGCGTACTGTCGAAGGTCGTAGTTGGCGGACGCAATCTCGTAGGACGATTCTCGGATTCTGTCTTGAATGTCCTGCATAAGCGGACTATCGGCTCGCGCCGCCCACTTCTTCAGGAACGTAAAGTCAGCGCCCTCTTCCGCGTCCACATCGTATGCCGCAAGCGGTTCTTCCAACCCCTTTACGGTTCGGTATGCGTCCGACACGGTGTCCTGCGCAAGGCCCTTACCGAAACGGGAAACAAGCTGATCCACCGTTGACAAGCTCTCGTAAGCCTGCGGCGTAGTAGCCACCAAGCGAGAAAACTGATCGTTGGCGAGCAGCTTTCTCGTAGCCAACGGCAAATCCAGATTAGCAACGAATCGCTCCGCGAGCATCTTGTCGAGCTCTACGGGCGTGACCACACGGGCCTCGTCCGGTGAAATGCCGAGCGTATCCGCCTTTCGCTGAAGCTCTGCCTCTTGGTCAGGGTTAACCCCTACGTTCCGTATCGCATTTTCTCGGACGGACGCCATAACGTCCGCCTTGATAATTTCACTGAGGGTGTCGTCCTCAAACATCTAAGCTCCCCTGTTAATCGGCGCCCCTAAACTCTTCGTCGTACAAAACGCTCTTTCTGACGCCCGTAGCGGAATTGTACTTCGGGCCGGCCTCATTTCCTAAGAGCTCAAAATATTTGGGGTCTCTCTGAAGCGCATACAGAGTCATGCGAATAGCCGCCGTATCCGTAAGATACTTACCCTGCGCTTGGAATTGTTCCCGCACCACGTCGATCTCGTCGCTGTATTTAGCCTTTGCTTTGGCGATCACGTTGTCCGGCAAATCCTCGGTAGAAAACAGTAAAAACTCCTTGAACGCGGACAGCGCGGATGCGTCATCGGGATAGCTATCTCCGTACAGCGACTTAGCCATTTCTTTTGCCAAGTCCTTGGCTGTGCCAGACAGGTCTCCAAACTCAAGCGAATAGATAGACTTATACTCGCCGCTCTTCGCAAATCCCGGCGGTACAAAGAAGCGATCGCCTCGAAGCGTTTGCCCGACGATCTCTTCGACCTCGGCTTTCGTCAGCTCCTTGCCTCGGGCGTTTGCCACCTCCTGCACTCTTCGACGCACAAGGTCTACCGTCCGGTTGAATACATACTTGCCGTCGTCGTCCTCGTTGTACTTCGGGTTCTTGGACGCCATGAAGGATTCAACCATCGGTTTTACGGCGTCTCTCGTAACGTACAGCTTATCCAAGTTCTTTACACCCTTTAGCGCATTTCGTCTCTGCGACGCCTCGGCGTACTCCTCCGGACTAAGATTGGCTTGCCCAAGCAAAACAAAGTCTGCGTCGCTCATACCCTTAAGCGTCTGTGGGTTCTGAATACTCATATAAAAGGCCATGTCGGACGGCGGATTTTCGGCTCGCTGACGTGCCTTCAACGCGGATACCGCCATAGCTTGCTCCGCCGACAGCACGGCCATATCGGACGCATTCGGCGTTTCTCCGTTCGACAACGCAGAAACAACGTTGTTCGCCGCGGCGTACTGTCGCGCGGACCGCATTGCCGTTTCCTCCACGAGCCTAGTCTTGGCCTCGTCAACAATCTTGTTAACCTGATCCGACGTTGCTTCCGGGTGAAGCGACACTACGCGCATCCTAAGCTCTTCCTCGTCAGGAACAGTCCTTCGTGTTGCGTCGTTTCTATATCGTTTTACCGCAGACGTTACCTTGCCTTTGTTCTCAGGCGACAGCTCCGCCTGCCAAGCGGCAATGTTCCCTTTTTTAGCGGCGCTCTGTACGGCGGCTTCTAGTGTATCTTTCCCAACGACTGCGGCGGCGATGGCTGCCTCCACCGATCCATACTCACGCACCAGAGCGCCCATCACCTGTGCGTTGACGGACTCCGTGACGGCTTTGTTTTTCCCGTAGCCGTCTTCGGTAACCTTGTTCTCATCTAGGCCCGCTGCGGACAGCAACGAACTGTCAAGCACACCGCTCTGTGGAACGACAGCTCTTGCGGCCACAAACGTAGGAGTTCTGTCCTGCGCGGACATAGCCGTTACGTTACTTGCCGCGTCCGAAACAAACAAAGCATCTTTCTTGTCGGTGATTTGCTTCTGAACGGCAAGCTGATCGTTCGCATCGAGCATACCCTCGCTAACAGCAGCAAGATATTTAGCATCTGCTCCGGTCGTGTCGTTACGGTCGAGAAGAAGCGTGATGCCGTCTTTAGCGGCGGCAGACACTTTGGTTCTTACTTCCGTGTCGTATGCCTTAGCATACGTCGGGTCTTTTACGTTTCTGCCGGCATACCGTGCTAGGTCTGCCATGTAGCCTTTAACGGCTTTAACTCTGCCCGGCGTGACGCCACCGGCCGTAATCGCAGAAAGCTCATTGTTAAGTCCGATGGTAGCCTGATCGACTACGTAGTTGTGGCTTTCCTGTCCAAAGTGAGCGTCGAGCGTGCTGTAGAACGTAACGTCCAACCTTTCAAGGCCGGTCTTCACCTTGTCGTACAAACGCTTGTCGCCTTCCACAGAGGACAGAATGGCGCCTCTCTTCTCTCGCAGCTTCCCCCGATTGTACGAAACCCACGACTCACCGTCCACGCCGCTTACGACTTCGGTACCCTTTTGGTACATCGCGCCGTTCTTTCCGTACAGCACATCCTTTCCGTAGAGGTTGTACTCGTTCAGCATAGAAGACGCACGCGCATTTAGCATGTCCTCTTCGGCCTGCTTCTCCTGACGAGTGCGAAGCGCAAAATACTTCGTGGTGTTGGACAGCGCTTCGTTCGCGTTCTTCTGAACAGCCGTGTCCAACTGCGGAACCGCCGCTCTAAATCCTCCCGCAGACCGCACGGTGGGCGTAGCCATAAGCCCTTTGATTTCCTGCATCGCTTAATCCTTTCGATTGAAATATGCGTACTGAAACGCCGCGTTCGTTAGTCCGGAAGTAAGTCCCGTGAACCCACTCATGAACGGGTTGCTAGACCCCGCCGACACCCTAGCGGCTCCGGCCTGCGCGCCGTAGTTAAGCCCCTGCATTCTGTAGCCCCACGCCGCCTTGTACCCGTTCATCGTTTCGATGTTGATGCTTTCTTCCTTCATGATGTCCGTGGATGTTAGCACTTCCGCGTAGGTACCGCCTGCGGCGGCAATACCCGCCGCGGCCATCGACACCTTCTGGTTTGACTTAACCTGCTGCGCCTTGCGGGATATTTCGCCGATCTTTACCTGCGACTGATACAAGGCGTCCTGAGCGGCAAGCTCGGACATACGCTGATTTTCTTCGGCGATCTTTGCCTGCAACTCCATCTGGATTTTGTTCATCTTGGATGAGTAGTAAGCGTTGATCCCCGAGTTGACGGCGCCGATTATGCCGAGCGCCGTGAGCGAATTGCCAAACGTATTTGTACTTCCTGCCACGTTAACCTCCCACAGCGACCTCGGCAGAGTGTGAAACCAATGTAAACGGCAACGGCTTCGAGAGTCGGATACAAACCGAAGCGTCCGTTTCCCACGCGCCCGGAGACACGACCTCTACGACGCCGTCGATCAAATCGGGCGGGTCGCCCGGCACTTCTTTCGTACGCGTCTTCTGCTGCGTCATGGCCTCAAAGGACGGTCCTACTTCCGGAGCCGCGGCGGAGCGCACGCGAATCCAAACACGATTTATGTTCTTAGCGCGCCCCTTGCCAAGGGAACCATCACTGAGCCCAAAGATGACGGGCATGGTTTGCAGTTCCATGCTGTACGGAAGGCCCACAGTCACTCGACTCGCCGACTTCGGCAGCTCTACCGTTCCTTGTTCAGACACCTTGACGCCTTCGTACACAACACCGTCCGCGTTTACCGTTACGGTCGCCCCCGCAAGCCACGAAAGTCCGGACACCGTTGTGGTTAAGTCGCCTACGTAAAGACCGGCGCAGTCCAGATACAGTCCTTCGCCCGGGCTGCCGTCTGATCGAGCGCCCTGCCGTTCTACAAACTGCTTAGTGACTCCGTTTACGTTTCTTTGTACCACAGCATACAGCGCGTCTTCGACGCCTTCCTGCACAACGGCGGTTGACATAAACTGCCCGTCCGTAGTGTACTCGAACCATGCTCCGATTGACTGCTCCGGAACGTAAGTGAGTCCGAGCAGGCCGCCGTTGGAGCTCACCGCCCACACGACGGAGAACGGAGCCTTTGAATACGCCAAGTCCCTGATCTCTAGGTTGTCGAAAAGATTCGTCGCTCGCAGAGACAGATCGCCCGTAATGTACCCGCCGGCTTGGTAGTTGTACGCGATTTCATGGACGTGGCCACCGCGAGAAGCGGCGTAAATCGCCGTGTTGTTGGCGATCACGGGCTGCACGTCAGACGCGCCTGTGTACGCCTGTTGGCGCACGGAAATCGAAGTAGGCGTGATGGCATCAGAGTTCAACGGAGACACGCGCCACTCACCCGACGACGTCAGCATAATGAGCTGCTGAAGCGGAATGACGTGTCGCACCTGATTCAAATCTCGCGATGCCACCGCGAACGAAATTCTATCGTCATCCTGAAGCGGCAGATGATAGGTCATGTTGTTCTCAGTGCCCGTCGCCGTCATCCAAATCTGCTGCGGACGAAGGCGCGTGCCTGCAAACACTCTGCGCTGCTCAAAGTGACCGACCGTAGCGGGATAGTCGTACGACTTACCAACCGTGGCCGTGGCTGTAGCACCCGAGCCTCCGCTTGCAGTACCGTTGATGACTACCTTCGGATCGGTATAGTTGAAGCCACCGTTTATGATTCGGATGCCTACGATCACGCCGTCCGTGACCAGCGGTTCCAACAAGGCGCCGTAGCCTGTTGGGTCTGCCACGTACACTTCCGGCAGGATAGGCTCCGTAATCGCATCCATCGTGATCTCGCGCCACGTTGTTCCGCCCGCACGGCGATAGAACTTTACGTCCCCCGTGTACCCCGGACCGATTCGCGCCGTTTTTGCATCCACGAGCCTCTGATAGTATGGGTTCCCCCCGCCGCTCGTCTGCGTGCTCTGGTACACGAGTTCTACCTGTGCCTTCTCTCCGGTGCCCGCCGTTGTCGTTTCGACGATACCCCAGATAGCGCCGAGCCACGGGAACGTATCTTTCGTGTCCGGAAGGTCAATCACTCGCGTGTCCTTTTTGTATCCGCCTTTGAAGTAGTAATACTCGGTGACCGTTACGCCCGTTTTCTTTGCGCCCACGACGTTGAACTTGCTTCCGTAACCGCTGCCGCCGTTCGTAACCTCCACAGACGTGATGCCGCCGGACATGCCGAAAATATCGTCCGTGTACGGCGGCGTAACGCCGGTTTCAGGGGCAATGTTATCGTCAATGATCTCAGTGCCGCTCGTCTCGCCGATATATCCGTAGATGCCGCCCTGTAGCTTATAAACGCGATAGTATTCCGCCCCGGAGACAACGTCCCACGACACGCGCGCCGTCGTACCCGTGGCATACAGGTTCGCAACCACGGACGCCTCCGCGGATCGTTGACTCTCTTCCGTTCGGTCCGCGTTCAGAGCCGTGATGACATAGTGCTGCGTGTACTTGCTCGCGTTGTCGTCGTTCGCCGCCTGCGAAGCCACCGTAGCGTTTACGCCCGTAGGCGGCGCTAGGGTAGCGACAAGCGACACCGTAGTGCATCGCCAATCGGTCAAAGAATAGCGTCTGATCTCTTGTGGCGGATAGTCAACGTGCGTAAGCGTCATGAGCGCCGCGTTCTGCGTGTAGTGCACCGCCATGATGTCCTCTGCCGCCCACGGAGTTTCGATCTCATACGGCGTAGTGGGGTCATCCACACGCATAAGCGTCTTGCCCTGTGTGTGGAAACGGGCGTACTTATCCCCCAGCTCGATAATCATCGTCTGGTCTGCCGAGTAGTTAAACGGGATAAGACGAGTAGGCTTGTCCGGATATTTCGTTTCGTTTACGTACATGAACCCCGCTCTGTTCTGCACGGGACCCTGCGGCGTGCAGAAAGCATTGCGGCACACAGCAAGACCCGCTTGGTACTTCGAGTCATCCGCACGGCCCTCCATGAGGCCGGACAAAACGCCTGCGTTATACGACAGTTGCGTTACTCGCGCACTCATAGCTCAAAGTCTCCCCGTTCGTCCATCGGCGTGGGATACCGAGACTCCGTTTTGCTGTAGTAGAACCCAAAGCCTCCATGCCACGGAGCCAAAGGCGTACGCTTGCGCTCTCTTCCCTGCGAGGCGTCAACAGAGACGGCCTTGGACTCGAACGCCTGCGCGTACTGCGCCAACTTCTGCGCAACGGTAATTCCCGTGTCGCCCTTTACGATAGGTCCTGCGATTGCGGCGGCAAGATTCCACGACAGCGCATCGGCAAACCCTGCTGAGAATGCGGCTGTGTTCGTCACGCGCTTTACGTACGAAACTGTGATCTCGGTCTTACTGTAGGTAAAGTCCCCTGTAAGGACTACGCACCGCACATCTCCGATAAGACGTACTTCCCATTCAATCTTTTCGTAGCCCCACGAGTCCGGCACGCTTACGTCCGCAACACGAAGACAATCTGCAGGCAGCGGGAACGCCGCCTCGCCTTCTTCGTTCTCTATTCGAGCTAGGCGCTTCTTGGCGGTCGCAAAGTTCCACGTATGCCGCTCAAGCATCGCGTCTCGCACAAACGGGTACGCCTTCTTCGCTACGGCTGCGTGCTGACTGTCCTCATCAAGCGACACCATGTCGGCAAACTGCCCGATGTGTTGCAGCGCGTAGATGCAAATATCCTTTTCAGAAGCCATTGTTATTCACCATAAAAAATAAGGGACAACCCTTATAAGAGTCGTCCCTTATTGTACCGCAATCTAAGTTGCCTTAGATTTCGCGCGTGTAGAACGGATTCTTCTGCGTACCGTCGGTGATACCGATGGTGGCCGAACCTGCCGTCGGGGTGCCGGTCGTGGTGACCTTCACCTTCAGGTAGCGCTTGTGCTGAATCGGCAGACGGATGTCAAACGATTCCGGCATCGTAGCGTCGGCAGCCATCGCGCCCGTGGACACAAGCGTAGAGAACGTACCGGCAGCGCCGGAGCCGTTGTCGTCAGCGTGCTGGACCTCGAAGGTTACCTCCGGACTCGTGCCACCGGCCCAAGCCTCCGTCATCTGAACCGTCACGCCCAGAGCCGGAACGTCGGCCATACCAAGGTCAGGAGAAGCCTGACCGAGATCAATCACGCCCGTGTCAGTGGCTGCGCCTTTGATGTCCTTGGCTTCACAGAAGAGCAACTTTGCGTCGTACATTCGTCACCTCCTTACTTGATCTTGTTAGCCGCAGCGTAGTTGTGAATAACAGAATTGGGCACCTTGTGAATCTTGATGCCATCGAAGGAGGGAACCTGCTTGCCGGCATAGTTGTCAAAGGTGAACTGCACGTTGGCACGGTTCTGAATCTGCAGACGCAGAGCTGCGCGCAAAGAGCGGTTCATGTAGAAAGCGCATCCTGCGAACACTTCGTCGGGGATACGTTCCACGGCCATAGTCAAGAGCTTCACGAGATCGACTTCAGTAGCACCCTGCAGGGCCTTGTCGATGTCAACGTTGGCAACGCGAATGACCTGCATCGGGTCGGGAACAGAAAGACCCTGATCCCAACGGAACCAAGTACGGTCAGCCTTGAAGATGCCGCCCTTTTCATCAGTGGCGTCAACGTTGGCTTCAAACTCAGTCGTCAGACCGGCAACGCCGCCTTCCGGATAGATAAGGTGAACGGAAGACTTGTTCCAGTTCACGAGCCAAATATCCGTCAGGTTGTCGCCCGTGCCGTCTGCGTTGATAACGCAGTCGCCGATCTTGTTGTAGCGGACACCGAGGCCGTCGTATTCAAACGGATCGCGCTTGAGCGAAGCGTTAAAAATACGTTCGGCAGTCTTGTTTGCGAGACCGCGAACAAAGGCGGCATCCTGATTCTGACGCCACTTAGCAGAATTGCCGTTGAGCGCGACAATCTTGCGGTCGATTTCGTTGAAGGTTTCGGTCATGCAGGTGGTATCCTGCACGAACTTGGCCGTAGCCTTCTCACGCTTCACACCCATGTTGTACCCACGGGTCTGGCCTGCGGGATAGGACGTGACGACCTGCGTCTTGTGCATGGTGCCGGAGTTGCACTTGATAAGCGGAGCGCTGTCGAAAATCGGCATACAGTCCACAATCGTATGCACCACGTCGAGGTCTACGCCTTTAAGTCCGGCGAGACCCGCGTATTCGGCAAGAGTGTAACGATTTTCATCTGCCATTTATTTTTCCCTTAAGGGTTCATACCCTTGTAGAAGTTGCGGATGTCACCGGAAGGTGTGCTCCCGTTGCCCGTCCCCTTGATATATCGACCGTCTTCCGTTGCTTTGGAAAGACGATAGAAATGTCGGATGACTTCCGGGTGACAATTCAAACCGCTCTCTTCGAGAAGAGTGCGGAGTTCTGGAGTCGTGAACTTGGTATACGCCTTGTTCACGGCCTTAATATTGGCGTCAAAACCATTGCCGCCAAATTCTTTGTCGGCCATGCTCTGCTCGGTCCACGTTTTACGCATACCATCGAGCTGGGCGGCCGCCTGCTTGTGCCAGACAGGTGCGACCTTATCGACAAGTTTCTGCACAGCGTCCTGCGACAAATTAAGCTCCTTGGCTACAGCGCCAAGTTCGCCCATCACCGTAGGATCAAGCACTGTGCCTTCAGGGGCCTTAAACTCGTATTCCCCCTCCGGGGCGCCAAGCGTTCCTGCGTCGTCGCCTTCCGGCTTAGACTCGTCTTCCGCCACGAGTAAACCCTTGTGCCCTGCGCCCTTGTCGGTACTCCGCTTGTCGGACTCCCCCGCCGAATCACCGCCCTCCTGTGACGGCTCGGTGGTAGAAGTCTGCGGATCGGTCACCGCGGTCTGCGGATCAGTACCGGTGCCCGCTGCGGTTGCAGCGGGAGCGGGCGCCGTTCCCGCAGCGGGCTCGGTCCCTGTTCCTTCCGTAGTCGTGCCTACCTGATCTGTCATTTCTTATGCTCCTTAATTTCCTCGCGCATAATCGCGCCTAGTTTTTCGGGCGAAACTGCGTTCATGTCGCCCAACAAAGACAACCCCACGTTTCGCTCCCCTTCTCGGAACGCCGTAATGTCCGAGTTCCCTGCCATGAGCGAGATCGCAAAAATGTGAGTGCGACGAAGAATCTCGCGCAACACCTTTTGCCCGTCAGCGGAGGCCATCACCGCGCCGAGCGCGAGTTCAAACTCGGCCCGCTTACGGTCGTCCTCCGCCTTCTTTTGTTTCTCTCGCCGCAGTTCGGCGCGAAGATCGTAAGGGTTTTCCTTATCCATTGCCGTAATCATACCCCATTTTTAACAAATGTGTAGGGTTTTCCCTTAATAGCCCTGCAAAGCGGTGATGTCAGTAGCCCGTGTGATGTCGGGGTTTACCTTGGCAAGTGTTCCGGCAACGTCCGCCATCTGCTGCGCCTGCGCCCTCTGTGCCTGCTGTTGCTGCGCCTGCATACGCGATTCTCTGATCTTAGCTACCTCGTCAGGAGAACGCATGATGCGCGGATCAACACCTTGATCCGTTCCTCGGTTCTGGATCACGACGTCGAAGTCCACGTTGTCCACGACAGTGGGATCAAGCGCCGCCAAAGCCTGCACGGTCGTGAGGAATCGGTCCTCCGCCGTGATGCCCGCAGAACGAAGCGCCTGCACGAGAATAGACTCAAACGTGACGGAAATGCCTTCGACACCCTGCGGAGCGGGGTCAATAAGACCGGCTTCCACCATGCAGTCATAGGTAGCAGCGATCAACGGATCAAGCAACTCCGCATTCAAACGCTGAAGCACGGGGCCCAGAAGCGCCATGCGCTCCTGCGCAATCTGATCGACCTCGTAGGCGGTGCGGTTCGTGCGCGGCGTGGACATGATCGCCGTGAACAGGTCCTTGTAGAAGAAGCTGTCAATACGACGCTGAACCTCCGTGATGTCTGCGGTAAGGTACTGCAGATTCATGGTCGCCTGCACAGCCGGAACAGCCTGCTGCGGCGTAGTGCCTGCGGCATAGTACGAGATGCCGCCCGGCGCAAAATCGCTCTGACGGTCTTCCATCGTATCCGGATAAAGCATCGGCGGGTTCGTCTGATAGTCGATGCCCTGACCCTTACGCTTTACTTCGACCTGAAGACCCATGACGGGTCGCAGCGCCTTCATGCCGGGCGACGTGCCGTAGGTGTTGCCGCCATGAAGTTCCCATCGCGGACACAAGCCGGGAAAATGGCGGAACCCTTCTTCAAGCAGAATACTGTCCGAACCGTCGATGTCCTTCGTCGTTTCCTCGAAGTACACGGACGCATACGGCATTTCCGTGTTGAGGGCGCTGCCCTTGATGTAATCATCGCGCGGATAGATGGCGTGAATGACGGAAAACTGCTTGTACCGGTTGCGCGGCGTGTTGTACGCCTCACGAACGGTGAGCGACACCTTGTCCTCTCCGAACTCAGTGACCATCTGCTCCGCCGTCATGTTGAAGCGACGGAACAGCGTGTTTACGCGCTGCTCGTAGTCCTCTGCGATCCAATACTCACCCACAGTCATAAAGTGCAGGTGGATCACATCGCGCTTGGACGGAAGCGCGACCATACAGGCCGTGCCGAACACACCAAGTTCTCGATAGCACTGCTCCAACGCCTGATAGACGTTGGACTGCAGGAACACGCGCTGCATGGCCTCGGTGCTGTCCGCAAGCCAACGCTTCACGTCCGCACGTTCGTCGAGCTTACGATCCCCCGTCGTCAAGCGGAACCAAGGGCGGGCCGGCGAGGTCATGCCGGAGAGCATACCCGCGGCCAACACGCCCACGGCGTCCGTTGCCGTGGCGTCAAAAATGAGGTCGTACATATCCGTGTCCGGACGGGACGCCGAGTTGTCGAAACGCCCCGCCGTCGGCAGAATGTAGTCCACCAGGTGTTTGTACACCGCCTCAAACGGATTGCGCTCCTCTTGAAGAGCACGGAACCGCTCACGGAGTTTTTGTACGTTGACTGCCATTCAACGCTCCTTAGCGGCCAAGCATACCGCCCGAACCAAGCTGCCCCGGCAAATACGTTCCGCCCGTAAGACCCGTAGCACCTGACGGCGTGTTGCCCTGCAGAAGCGAGCTGATGTCAGCCGTGTTTTGGTTCTTGCGGTTAAAGTCCTGTTCCTGCTGCAAGCGCGCCTTCTCTGCCGCCTGCGCCTGACGATTGGCCTCGGCCTTTGCCTGACGGGCAGCCTTGTCCTGCTGATACGCGCTATTCACCGAGCTAAAGAGAGACCCGACTACCAGTGCTGTCTCTAAAACACCCACCTTATTTTCCTCCCGTATTTGGCTTGCCCGTACCGACACAAAACACCTCTGATACGGGGTCGCCCTTAAGTATAAGCCTTAATAGCCTTGCGAGTCTAGAGCCGAACGGAGCGGACATGAGCATCGTATCTGCCCCAAACGAAGCGGCAAGCTCCTTTGCCTCTGCGATGAGTCGCACCCCAATACGCCCCTTGCGCGCACTCGGTTCAATGTACACGGCATCTAGAATGGACATGATCTTGCCTACGTAATGCGGATGCGTCATTCGCCGAAGGAAAGCGAAGCCAACCATTGCCTCCCCGTTAAAAACAGCAAGCACTTTCGTGTCCCTGTAGTCCTCTATGCACACTTTGCTGTCGCCCCACAGCTTTACACCGGACTCTTCGGTGTACTGACGGCACAGACGATCAAACTCCGGCCGTGCGAACACATAGTGCGGTGATACGCGCTCGATTTTCATCGCATTCTCCCTGTAAACGGGTTTCGTCTCTGCAAACCCTTGAACGGGTCTTGGTCTCGGGAAGCACGAATAGCCTTGCTGCGCACCTCCAACACCTTGCCGCTGATCTCGGCCGCCGGCTCGGCAAACGTCAGCGCCAGTGCGTCCGCCTTGTCGGGCGACACCCCCAAGCGCTTTTTGATGTCCTTCTTCGCCTCAAGCTGAAGCTGATTCTTGGTCGGCGTGAACATGTACTCGGGCGCGATAAGTTGCTCCTTAAGCTCCTCGTCTCTGGGCAGTACGCCTTCGTCCTTCACGATCCAGTCCTTCATCAAGCACCACATCTCCGCGCGCTTGTTGAGATAGCGCATCGGCCACCGAGAGCCTGAGCCGAAGTCAACGGCGTTGACCTTGATGCGCGGGTCCATGTTGTTGTAGCGGAAATACTCCCAGACAGAAGCGCCGATACCCGCCCGGTCGAAGTTAATGCGCACCTGACCAAAGCCGTAGTCGTCGAGCAGCATCTGTGCGTGGGCGTGCGCGCGCTCGCCGACCTGACGACCGTCGGCCCCTCGAAGCGTTATCCACTGCACCGTTGCACAGTCCCGTCCCGCGCGAGTACACAGCACCGTCGCGTCGTCGCCGAAGCGCGCCACGTCAAGGCCGACGATGGCCTGAGTGAAGGTCTGCGTGTTGATGCCGGGCTTCTCACGCGACATGGCCGCGTCCACCGCGTCTGTCGGGATCAACTGCGCCGTGGACACGGACGGGAACTCGCCCAACACACGGACTTTGAAGAAGTCGCTGTCCTCGCCGTAGGTCTGACGCCACTCCTCGATGTTCTTCTTGTTGGTGAGCTGCGCCTCTCGGCTGTCAACCTTGTAGGTGAGCCAACGCGCGCGGTCTCGATGGAAGCAGTTGTAGAACATCCCGACGTTTCGCGTGGGGTTGCCGAACGCAAACATCATCGGCTCGCCGTCGGTCAGACCGCCTTCGGCCACTTCCCAAATCTTGTCCGGAATACCCGAGGCTTCGTCAAAGATGTAGAACGACGTGGAGTTGGCCGCGTGCTGCCCGGCAAAGGCTTCCGAGTTCTCTTCCTTGGAGGTCTGGGCCGACACGAACCACGATTCCTTGTACTCCTTGTGGTATGCCTTCATCGAGTTCTTCGCCATCGTGATGTCGAACCAATGCCCCGTGATGCAGGCTTCCTTCATCGAGGCGAACTGCGCCCACGTCTTCGTCTCCAACTGACCCATCGTGTTGGCCGTCACCGTCCCCTTGCAGAACGGATGACACGACAACAGCCACCATAGCAAAAGTCCCGTTGTAAACGAGTTGTGCGTGACGATGAAGTCATTGGCCAAAAACAGCCCGTCGGGGCGATCTACAGAGACGCACTTGCATTCCTCCTCGCCCACATACTCGATGCTGTCGATCCACCGCGTGAGGTAGCGGCGCCCCACGGGCTTTACACGCTCAGCCTTGTGCTTGACATAGCACACCCGACCGAAAGAGTCGGGGTACGTGATCGTGAGCCGATAGCTCGGTCGCCCCTCTTTCTTCTCGCCCTTGTGTGTGTACGTCGGTTGGCTGCGAACCTTGCAGCCAAGAGAACGGGCAAGCCACACGACGTCGTCGGCAAGTTGCTTCGAGGCCGTGCTGTAGCCCACAGTCCCATTCTTGTTCACCTCGCCGTCGGTGTCGATCAGCCCGCGCAGAAGCTCCTTGCGCTGCTCCACGCCCGCGTACTTGTACGCATCGGGGATGAACTTGGTCGAAGCGAGCGTGCCGCTCAGGCCGAGCGCCTCGATGTCGCGCCGTACGCCCCTGACGTAGAATCTGAACGCGTTGCTCGACTCGAAGCGCGATGAGACGCCCGCGCCGATGTCGTCGATATGCGCCATGATCCCCTCGCCCGACGTCACGACGGTGGCCGAGGCCATGTGCCCGTCGCCCAAGAGCAATCCGAGAACGTACGGGTGCACGGGCAAGTTTGCGGTCGGGTACCGCACGGCCTCGTATGTGGGGACCTCCCACTGTCGAGCCATGGCCTTGCCGTTGCGGCGCTTGACGCCCGCCTCAAGGATGTCGATGGTCGCCATCGTCACCCACTGCATAGTCGGGCCGCCGCTCCTGTCCACGCGTCTCTGCGCGCGCCCACGCACCGTCCACAAGTGCCCCGACGACACTACCGTCGAGGCGCCGTCGTCGAACGTAACCTTGTAGCACGGGGCCGTTCCGTTAAACGGCACGTCTACGACGCGCACGCGTCCGCCGTCGGTTCCCCACAGCAGATCGCCCTCCTTGATGTCGCCCCAGCGTCGACGCCCATCGGGCGTATCCACCGTTATTCGCGAATGAATTGCTTTGCCAATGCCGTGACCTGATGCAACCGCCACTCGGATCGGATCGACCGCGTTCGTACCGTCGAAGTTGCGCTCTCTGATCCCCTCGGCTACGTCGTCGAGCATCCGGCACGTCCACTCATCGGGGCCGTACTCCGGGTTGTACCGCGTCGCCCAAGGCTCCTTGAGCTTAACAAGCGAGTAGCGGGGGTCCGTTCCCCAAGGGAACGCCACCATCGCAAAGCCGAGCGGGTCCATCGCATAGCGCCCGACAAGCTCGGCCAATTCAAATTCAGGGTTATTACTCATGTCAAAACCGCTCCTTGCGTGTATTATAGGCGTGTCAGGGCGGTTCGATACCTTTCCGTTCGGGCATGCGCCTGAGAACCGAGGCCCCGTACTTGAGCGAAGCAAGTGCGGGGCCTCTTTTTGTGTGCTATACTGCATGTGCCTGTAGGACGTGGGATGAACAGGCTTGTCTCTTATAAAGCCCCGTACTTGAGCGAAGCAAGTGCGGGGCTTCTTTTTATGTGCTATGATGTCTTCGTCTGCTGAACACAACGCAGTAGACAAATGAAAGGCGGTCTGCAACCCCGTACTTGAGCGAAACAAGTGCGGGGTTGCTTTTTATTACATCCAGATCTCGTCCTCTTCCTTCTCCTTGGCATCCACGTCGATCACGTCCGAGGGCTTGTTTTCGAGCGCCACGCGCTTTCTGGCCGCAGCGATGATGTTGACAATATCGACCTTGCCGGAGACCTCAACCTTTTCTTTAAACATCCCTCGCGTCCGTCCCTCAAGCTCAATGCACTTGACGGCCGTCTTCAAATCTCCCGTGTCGATCGACATCCCGTACACCATGCGCAGGTCGCTCAACACGTCCGCGTCCGTTCGCTCGGCCTGCTCCGCAATGCCGAGGTGGTTCGTTATCATGGCGCGCTTAAGCGCAATCGTCCCGTCCGAGGTCTTCAAATAGTCGAGCGCCATGCGTGCGGCAACCGTATCCGGCGTGAACCCAGCCGCGATCAGGGCGGCTTCCTGCGTATCGCCCGCCGCTATCCGCTCCACAAGAATTTTTCTTTGCTCTATCAGCTTCATGCTTGCTCCCAACGTATCTCGTTTGGGGCCAATTCTACTACGCCCGCTTGCTATTCGCGTGTGGATAAAATTTATTTTTGCCCCGAATTTTTTTTGATTTTTGACACCTCGGTGTTTTATTCATAGTTGGATAAAGTGCCAAAATGGGAAAAACTATTTACCCCCTTCTGCGCGCGCGGCGATCGCGGTTTTTGGGGGGCCGGGGCCTCGACGTAGAATGAGAATCGCTCGCATCTGCGCACTTCACAGCAGCATGCCATGATCCCGTGGGCAGGCATCGCGCCTCGGCGCACTACTCAACATAACTACCATTATGTTGAGTTATGTTGCGTAGCGCACCAGACGCGCCGGAGTGCGCGGGCCGTGCTGCTAGGTCCCGTTGCGCCCCTTTCAGGCGGTACAAAGCCGCCAGCCGCTGTGCTAAAGCCCCACGCCCCCCAGTGCGCCGGCCGCGCCGCTAAAACCCGTTGCGCCTCTTTAGGCGGCATAAAAGCCGCCGACCGCCCTGCTTCACTTGCTTCACTTCGGCTTCACTTCGATACTCACTTATAAGTTGTTGATTTAAAAGGAAAACCGCATATTCTTCTTCTTTTTTTTTCTATGTTGGGATAAAAAGAGAGAAATAGAAATAAATAGAAATAAATAGAAATAAATAGAAACAAATGTAAAATAGCCCAAAAGAAAGGTAGGCAGGGTTAAACCTGCGGTATTTGTGGTTTTCCTTTAAAATCAAAGACTTAGAAGTGAGTATCGAAGTGAGAAAACCTGCGGTCGAAGTGAGTATTTGCGAAGAAAAATCCACGCGCGCATAAAATATCCACACTCGAATGTTTCTAAATGTGTCATTGGATACACTTTTTAACAAACATTTTGTTACAACTGAAACATTTAGAAGTATTCAAGCTTGCATATTTGCAAAAAACAGGGTACTATTCGGCCATGGATTTCGGAGGCGCGCACGTCTTTATGCGCATAGCGGCTTTGTGCCCGCCTGAAAGGGCGCAACGGGACTCCGGCGCGGCCGGAAGAACACGCGTTCAAGTGAGCTTAACCAGTATTGTATTGGGTGCGAGTCGAATCCCCCGGCGGCTTTTGCGTCGGTGGAATCTACGCCGATAGTGAGACGGAAGCGGCTAAAGAAGTTATAACCGATTATCTTGATTTAGCTGATGCCGAACGGGCCGATTGCGCTGCTAAAGGCGGCGCAATCCACACAGCTAAAGGAGGCTTAAAAATGTTTGATCCCGAATCTAAGGACCTGGCGATCGACGCTTTGGCGCTATTCGCTTTTATAATGGCGCTTTTCACGGTCGTCCGGTTAATAGCCATTTTTCTATAAAAGGAGAATTTATTATGCTGAAACTGCTCCCCTGCGTTCTTAAGCGAACGGATTTCGTGCGCGCTGAAAACGTCCGGCGCTTTGACGCTGAACAACAAGACACAATGGCCGCTAATCTTTCGCAGGCCATAGAAATCCTCACGGACGATGAAAGAAGGAACGCGCTCGCGCGTGAGGAGCCGCAGGCCGGCAAGCGCTGGGCAGTATGCGTAGCTCGTGACAGGCTGATTAAAGCGAACAGTCTGCTAAGTCAAATAAAGCACGGTACGGCGGAGGAGGATTTCGCCAACATTGTCGAAATGCTCGCCGAGCTCTATGATAGACGCACGGGCAAATGGGAAGAATAGCGATTCGTGCGCCTGCTGACGCGGGCGCACCGGTCGAAATTCTTTCACGAAAGGAGGAGCTATGTTTTTAGCCATCGTTCTGCTGTGCTTATCCGTTGTAGCCGGATTAGCCGGCCTGCATTTGGCCGCCGCCATCATCGGCGCGGCGTCCGCGTGTTCAGCGCTTTTCGCTATGGTGCGCGACGATCTTGACAAACTGGATTAAGGGAGAAAGCTATGATTGTAAGAGTATACGAGTACACGGATGAGCAAAAAGAAGCCTTCATCGAAGGCTGGAAGAAGGCCGGAGGCTATGTGGGCGATCTGGATAGCCCATATCCGTGGACCTATCGCGTCGGTATTGAGGTAGACGCGGAAAGCGATGATCCCGCCATCATCGGCGCGGCGTGGTGGAAAGAGTGCGCCGCCGAAGTCGCACAAGAACTCAAGGAGACCAACGCGCGCCGTTAATTGACGCGGCAACTAAAAAAGCCTAGGGTTTTCCCTAGGCTTTTCGCTATCTATCCTTCTCCCAAAGTCTGATGGTTTTCCCACCGCTCTTCGTACACTTGACGTAGTAGCCAAGCGACCGCATGAGATTACCGACGCGGCGGCTGTCCATCACTTTAGCCTTGCTCGCGGGAACACCCAAAGCGCATTCGAGCAAAGTCCTCGTAGTCAAAGGCGGCCTGTCATTCTCCGGCATCGTGTACCAGTCGTTGACGTACACCGACAGCTCTTCCGTCCAAGGGTCACGCAGCTCGAAATTGGACGCTCTCGCTGCGGCAAGTATCTCGACGCGGCGATGCTCGATCCCTTCGGCTCGGAAAATCTCGCATCCTTCCGCCCAAAGCTGAGGAATCAACGGGCGGATCGCGTCGATGTCGATGACGCCCGTCTCGATCGGCGCGAAGCGGCGCGATCCCGTGGGATCGTTCAAAATCTGATGCTCGTTCGTCGACGCGAAGAACACACAGCGTCGCTTTACCGTCTTCATTGTTTCCCAATACTTCGGAATCCACGAGTCTTCGGTAAGCGAGATGAAGAACTTGATGTCGGCGGCATCTTTACGGGACATACCGGAGAGCTCCGGGATTTCCACGACGGACGATCCTCGGATGAAGCGCTTGATGTCGTCTTCGGACTTGTTGAACGAAAGCTCTCTGCTCGTGCCGGGCTTCAAGGCGAGCGAGGCAATGAGCGTTGACTTGTAGGTGCCTTGCTTTCCGACAAAGATAGGCACGATGTCGGCCTTGATCCCGTTGGGACTGAGCGCACGTCCGGCGAGCGCCGCAAAGATGTACTTCCCGAGCGCTGCGGAATACTCGTCATCGGCGCAGCCGCAGTATTTCGAAAGGAAATTCTCGACGCGCAGCACCCCGTCCCACGCGGGCAGGTGCTTGTTGATGTGTTCGACCATCGTATCGACCACGGTCAAGCCTCCGTTGGACACGCCGATCACGGCATCGCGCATGAGATCACCGCTTACAGGCTTGAAGTTGAACGCACGCTGAAGACGTTCGCGCATGAGCACCATCTCCGGATCACCGAACGGTACCCATTCGTCATAGGCCGCCTTGTCGCCGCGCAGAGGTTTTCCCACGCCGCGAATGTCCTTGTAGACGGTCGAGCCGCTGAAGGTATCGTAGGCAAGATGGATGTGACCGAACTTCGACAGTTGCAGCGCGGCCATCACTGTGGACAGGTTGGCTTCGATGAGCCCTGTCTTTTCATTGACGGAGCTGTTCAGGATTCGGAACAGCTTTTCCTCGCGCGCCTGTTCCTCCGTAGTCGGTTGATCGACAATTACGGGTAAACTCTCAGCTATGCCGGGGTCTTCATACCCGTTGGCGTGCGCCCACGCGAGGAAGTCTTCGTAGTTTCTGTCGGCGCAATGTGCGTGCATACACTTGAAACCCGGCATCTTTTCGCCGTTCGCGCCGCGTGAGTAGTAGCGTGTCGCGTTCTCCCCCGTGTCCGCCGTATGCTCGTCTCTCCACGGACAAACGATGTCAAGCACGCCGTCAGACTCGGTGAGCACAAGCCCCTCGGCGCGGAGCCAATCTGCCAGAGGATCGGGCAGCAAGCCCTCTGCGTTCTTCTCACGCACGACGGCCTTGCGGCCGCCGGCGATGGCGCCGCCGAACTCTTCGGCCACGTGCTTGGCGAACGCCTGCACGTCGTCGCTCGACGCCACGGGGAGCTTGCCGAACACGGGGTGTCCGGCCGTCCATTCGTAGCGCGTGCCCGACGGGTGCGTCCCCTCGGCCACGAACTGTTGCCCCGAGCCCAAAATTTCAAGCGCGTTGTTTCTGTCGAACTTGATGATGATTTTGCTCATCGGAATGTCCACGCGCAGTACGGCAAGCCATCGGTTCGAGCCGGCGCGGCGGCGAAGCGATGCCTCGCCGAACATGATTTGAAAGAGTTCCAGGAGCTGCGCGCTCAACTTTTCGTCTTCCACGTCGCAGTCGAACGCGAGCACGTCTCCGCAACGCAGGCAGATGCCGTAGTCCTTGCCCGACCATTTGTCGAACTTGCGCTCGTCGATGGTCATTGTTGTCCATCCGTAAACCCCGACGACGGTCTTTGCAGGCGTGAGGACGCTAGGGGCTTTCCCCAACGCCTTGAGCTTGGACTGCGGGTCGATCTTGGCCTTCGGATCGGACACGACGGGCAGCATCATGGGGAGCCATCCGCCGTCGCGGTAGGCTTCCCATGTTTCTTTTGTCGCACCGAAACCCATCAGTTGCCTCCTAGCTTGGTGGCGGCAAAGACCACGAGTTTGTGGTAGTTGGCCGCCGTGGGCTGCGCCGTCTTGTTGAGCAGACGGGACAGAGTGGCCTGCGGTACGCCGCATTCGTCGGCGAGGCGCTTCTGCGTGAAGCCCAGCGCGAGCAGGCGATTGATGAGTGTGTCCGTCTTTTCCGGCGGATAGTTGATGATGAAGTGATTCATGTCTAGTCCTTTTACGGGTGAATACATGCGCCGAGGATAGCGCAAGGCGCGACGCGTCGCCATCGGGGTATTCACCTATGGATTGATTGTTGCGAGGGTGGTAGATTTTCGATGAGCGCGATGGTGCGCTTCAATTCGAAAAAGGAAAAATCATGGAACTTAATGCCAATGTGAATGTTCGTATCGAAAATCTCGATCAGATTCTAGCCGCCCTGTCTACGCTTGTCACCGTCGCTCCGGCCTCGCCCGCCGTACCTACGGAAGACAAGTCTGTACGCCGCGGCCGCCCGCGCAAGGCCGTCGAGAAGTCTGTACGCCGCGGCCGCCCGCGCAAGGCCGTCGAGAAGGCTGAAGAGCCGAAGGCTGAAGAGCCGAAGGCTGAAGAGCCGAAGGCGGAGCCTGCCGTTGAAGAGCCGAAGGCCGAAGAGCCGAAGGCTGAAGAGCCGAAGGCCGAAGAGCCGAAGGCTGAAGAGCCGAAGGCTGAAGAGCCGAAGGACCTGCTTCCCGCGCTGCGTGCGCAGTGCATGGCTCTGAGCCGTGTTGCCGGCGCGGATCGCGTTCTGCAGGTCATCAAGTCCTTCGGGTTCAAGGGATTGACCGCCGTGCCGGTTGAGAAGCACGCCGAACTTCTCCAAATTCTCGTTGACGAGATCAAAGCCGCGGAGGGCAAGTGATGGCACACGCAATCCTTAGCCCGTCGGCGGCGCACCGCTGGATGAACTGCCCGGGGAGCGCCTTCCTTTGCAAGGACATCCCGAACGAGACCTCGGTCTACGCCGAGGAAGGAACGCGAGCCCACGCCAAGGCCGAAGAGATCATCAAGAGCATGATCCGTGGCGAGTACGCCCCGTCCGTGATCGAGGGTTTTCCCGAACTCGGCGTTTATATCCTCTACGCCAAGCAGTTGATGCAGGACGGCTACGACCTCTTCGTAGAAGCCCGCGTGCCGCTCAAAGACGTTACGGGCGAGAAGGATGCGCACGGGACGAGCGACCTCGTGGCCGTCAAGGGTGGCGACATCAAGATCGTCGATCTCAAGTGGGGGCAGGGCGTTCCCGTGTCGGCCGAGGAGAATATTCAGCTCACGATCTATGCGCTCGGCGCGATGGATTTGTTGAGCTTCCTCGGTCCGTTCGAGACCGCCGAACTCGTGATCGTGCAGCCGCGCGTGGTGTCGGCTTTAGGCGGCATCGACGCTTGGCAGACGACGGTCGCGCATCTCGAAAGTCGTCGGAATAGAATCTACGCGGATGCGTCCATAGCACGGGCGCAGTTCAACGGCTCCATGCCGCCGTCGTTCAGACCGGGCAAAAAGACGTGTCGCTGGTGCCGTGCGCAGGGTGTTTGTTCCGCATACGCCAAACACGTATCCGACACGGTGGGCGCTCAGTTCCCCGTTGTCGAGGAAAAACCGATTCTCACACCCGAACAGCGAGCCGTCATTTTTCAGCAGCTCGACGACGTGCGCGCCTGGACGGAACAGTTCGAGGCCAAGCTCTTGGAGGATGCGCTCAACGGGCAGAAGTTCCCCGGCCTCAAGCTCGTGCTCGGTCGCGCCGGTGCTCGCAAGTGGAAGGACGAACAGACCGCTGACGACATCCTCACGGGTTTGTCCGTATCGACTGAAGAGCGATACAAGCGTAAACTTATTTCTCCGACCGACGTTGAAAAGCTCTACAAGGCAGGGCTCATCAGCGACGAAGGATGGGCGGCTCTCAAGAAAGAGACCGTCCGACCCGATCCGAAGCCCGTACTCGCTCCGGAATCGGATAAACGCGAAGAGTACACGCCTACGGGCGTAGGCACTATGTTTGAAGTTGTTAAGTGATTTGATTCAAAGGAAAAATCATGGCTAAGAAACTTTCTGATGGCTCCATTCTTCTCGAAAACGTGACGCTGAGCTTCCCTCATATCCTTGAGCCCAACACGTCTCTCGAAGGCGCCAAGCCGAAGTATGGCTGCGCTCTGCTCATGGACAAGGACTCGCAGGAGGCCGAGGCAATCGAGACCAGCATCGCGGCTGTCGCCAAGGAAGCCTTCGGTGCGAAGGGCGAAAAGGTTGTCGCAGGCATGAAGGCCAAGGGCAAATTCCCGCTGAAGGATGGCGATCTCAAGGAAGAACTCGCAGGCTACGCAGGCCGTCTCTTCATCAACGCCAACTCCGGCATCGTGATCCCGTGCTACAAGCGCGATCGCACCAAGATGAACGAGCAGGAAATCCGCGAAATGATGTACGCGGGCGCTACTGTTCACGCCATCGTGTCGTTCTACAAGTACAGCCACAAGACCGGCGGTGACGGCGTCGGCATCGGTCTTAAGGGACTGCAGTTCGTCAAGGGCGGCGACCGTCTGAGCGGCGGCGGTGTTGCCAAGGCGGAAGACTTCCCTGAACTCGAAGCTGCCACCGGCTTTGGTGAAGAGGGCGAAGGCGCTTCTCCTTGGGAATAAAAAGCTGACTGAGTAAGCCGCGGGGCTTCGGTGTAAAAGCCGGAGCCCCTTTTTCATAAGGAGAAAACGCCATGATTCTTTGGCTGGACCTTGAAACGTGGTCAAAGTGCGACATCAAGAAATGCGGCGGGTACCGCTACGCTGAAGACCCGAGCACGGAGATCACGCTGTTTGGCTATGCCGTCGGCAACAGTCCCGCAAAGGTGTGGGACCTGACAACGGGAGACGAAATGCCCGAGGATTTGCGCGAGGCTGTGAACAATCCGGAAACGGTTTTCATCGCGCACAATTCGATGTTCGACCGCAACGTTCTTAAGCACAAACTCGGTGCGCCTTTCGGCGATCCGAAACGGTGGAAGGACACGATGATCCTTGCCTACTCGGTGGGGCTACCCGGTGCGCTCGGCCTCCTGTCCGAAGTGCTCGGCCTTCCGCAGGACAAGGCAAAAGACAAGGACGGCCATCGTCTGGTGCTTAAGTTCTGCAAACCGACGGCAACGGGCAAGCGATGGACACGGGAGAATGCGCCCGAGGATTGGTCCCGTTTCGTCAACTACTGCCGCCTTGACGTAGAGGCCATGCGAGAGATGACCAAGCGCATCTATGCGTGGAACTCCACGCCTCAGATGTGGGCGGATTGGCACTGCGATCAGATCATAAACGATCGGGGCATCAAGATCGACATGGAGCTCGTGGCGGGTGCACTTAAGTGTGCCGATGAGGTAAAGGCAGAGGGCGACGCCGCCATGAGCGAGGCAACCGACGGCGACGTACAGACGGCCATGCAGCGCGACGAACTGCTTAAGCACATTCTGTTCATGTACGGTGTGTCGCTGCCGAACCTTCAGAAAGCCACGCTTGAGAAGAGACTCAACGATGAAAATCTGCCTGAGCCCGTGCGTGAGCTGATTGCGCTTCGCCTGTCGTCGGCCGTTGCCTCGGTCGCTAAGTACAAGGCGCTGGGAAGAGCGGCGGGGAAGGACGGGCGCATTCGCGGATCGACGCAGTTCATGGGCGCCTCGCGTACGGGGCGGTTCTGCCTCACGGGCGACCATGAGGTTCTTACGGAAGAAGGCTGGGTGCGCTTGGACGAATGGGGCGGAGGAAAAATATTCGTCTTCGACCCAGTGAGCAGGGCAGCCGCGCTGTCGCACAGTCACGCTGTTTCTTTTCCGTGCTGCGACGCGCTTGTGGTAACGCAGGACAAGAGGATAGATCAAGCCGCGACCGAAGAGCACGCGATGCCTGTTGTGCGCGGCGGCGCCGTGGTTCGTGAATCGATGGCAACGGTGTCGAGCCGTCGTTCAACAGTGCCGATAAGCGCAGTGCGTATCCAGAACGCTGAACGTACGGTTGCTGATGCGAAAGTGCGCGTGCTTGTTATGACGCAAGCCGACGGGCACTATGCCAAGAGCGGGGCCTTAACGTATCACTTCAAAAAGACGCGAAAAATAGAGCGGTGTCGGCTTTTGCTTGATGCGGCGGGCATCTTGTACACCGAGGCTGTGTACGGTGATACCACGCTGATAACGATTGCCAGGGCGCGCGTTCCGAATTGGCTCGCGTCTTTTGACAAGGTGTTTCACCTGCGCGCTGTTTTGCGGTGGAATGCGGACGTGTTCTTTGATGAGCTGAAGCGGTGGGACTCGTACGAGGCGACGCAGAGCTCATTTCAATATTCGTCTAAGGTGAAAGAGAACGCTGATACCGTGCAGGCGTTGGCGCATTTAACGGGCCGCGCAGCACGGGTGCTTGAGCGCACGCCTAAAAAGGCAGGTTGGAGTCTTATCTACTGCGTAAATGTTTGGACGAACTCGCGGGGCGTGCATGATATACGCGTAGAAAGCCACAAGCGGGTGCCTTTCCACGGAACCGTGTATTGCGCGATGACGCCGACTGGCTTTTTCTTTGTGCGCCGTAACGGGAGCGTGTGGGTCACAGGTAATTCAGGACGTCTCGTGCAATTCCAGAACCTTCCGCGAGGCACAATGAAGCCTGCGCAGGTGGAGGAGGCGATTGACGCCATCAAGTCCGATCTAGTTCCCGTGCTCTACGACGATCCGAATCGCGCTTTGTCGAACTGCATCCGCGGGTGCGTGGTTGCGTCCGAGGGACACAAGCTTGCGGTGGCCGACCTGTCAAACATCGAGGGGCGCGTGCTCGCTTGGCTTGCGGGGGAGAAGTGGAAGATCGAGGCGTTCAAGGCTTTTGATCGTGGCGAGGGTCCTGACTTGTACAGGGCGACCTATGCCCGTACGTTTGGCATCAAGGCCGACGAGGTGACGAAGCATCAGCGTCAGATCGGCAAGGTGCTGGAGATTGGCCTTGGCTATCAGGGCGGCGTCGGTGCGTTCTTGACCTTTGCCCCCGCCTACGGCGTCAACCTCGATGAACTTGCGGCGCACGTTTACGAGGCCATCGATCACGCCTTTTGGGTGAAGTCTTCGGACGCATACGACTGGGCGCTATCAAAGAAACTCACGCACGGGTTGAAGAAGAATACGTGGATCGCGTGCGACGCGATCAAGAACGCGTGGCGCGCGGCGCATCCGGCAACGGTTGCGTTTTGGCGCGCAGCATCGGATGCTATGGTGGGTGCGCTAACGACGGGAAATCCGTGCAGGGCAGGCGATCGAATTACGGTGTACAGGCCGGCGAAGGGGTGGCTTGCGGCGCGTCTTCCGTCTGGGCGTGGCGTGTGTTACCCGTCGTGCAGACTTCCGCAGGACGGAGAACGGTGTGATCTGACCTTTACCGGCGTCGATCAATACACGAGAAAATGGCAGCGCGTCAAGACCTACGGAGGTAAACTTTGTATTTCTGAACAAACTCCTGTACTATGCCGTAGAGGATGGATTCCCATTGAGGGGGTGACGTCCGAAGACGAAGTGTGGGACGGCGAAGAATGGGTGTCGCAGGGCGGCGCGGTGATGCAGGGTGTTAAGCCTGTCATCAGGGCGCACGGCGTGTACATGACGCCGGACCATTTGGTTCTTACTACTGAAGGTTGGAAAGATGCATCATCGAGCGAAAGATATGACAGGCTTCCGTGTCGGATACCTGACGGCTATTCGGTACGCAGGCTCGGACGGGAAGAATTCGCTGTGGCTGGCCCAATGCGTTTGCGGGGCGACGAAGACAATAGCGGCCTCGGAGCTCGTAAAGATGAAGAAGCGCGGGGTTGTGGCCTCGTGCGGATGCAAGAAGGCGGAGACCATATCGTCGAGAGTGAAAACGCACGGGATGTCGAAACATCCGGCGTGGGCCGTTTGGCACAGTATGAAACAGAGGTGCGAATGCCCGACGCACAAGGCGTGGAAGAACTACGGCGGACGGGGGATAACGGTGTGTCCCGAGTGGAGCGCGTCGTTCGAGGCGTTTTGGAGGGACATGGGCCCTACGTACAAGTCCGGTCTGGACATAGATCGGATAGACAACAACGCGGGGTACTCGAAGGAGAACTGTCGGTGGGCCACGCGAAAGGAGAACGGCAACAACAAAAGGAAAACGGTGTTCGTCGACGGGAAACCGCTCACGTACTGGGAGGAGAAAACAGGGATTGGCAAGACCACGCTGCTGTATCGCCTTGCGCACAACTGTCCGAGAGAGCGGCTGTTCGAGAAGCCGGATGTGAGAAACCGGTTTACGACTTGCTCAACTGCGGGCCGCGCCACAGATTCGTAGTGCTTGGTGAAGAGGGTCCACTGATCGTGCACAATTGCGAAAACATCGTGCAGGCAACGGCCCGAGACATCCTGATGGCGGGACTGCGGCACGCAGAGGACGCCGGTATGCGACCCGTGATGCACATCCACGATGAAATCGTTTGCGAAGTGCCCGATTATCTCGGACTTGACGACAAGGACTTGGCTCGGATGATGACGACCGACATCCCGTGGGCCGAGGGCTTACCCCTAGCAGCCGCAGGATTCACAGCGCACCGATACAGAAAGGATTGATGATGGCAAAGAGTAAGAAGCCGCGAAAGAACTACAACCCTCGTCGGTACAAGCGCGAGTTCACTTGGTGGCACGTGGATAACCCCGAGAGGGTGTCGGCCATGAACACGGACTTCGGACTGTGGGCGCATTACGGCATCGAGAGAATGCGCAACGGAACCGTTGACATTGACACCGTGAGTACGCTCGGTGCTATTGTGCGCACGGCGCGTCAACTCGTGCCGAAGATGAACGACGCAGACGCGCTCATGGACATTCTTGAAAAGACGGAGGGCGCGGTGACCGAAGTCTTTGTCGCCCTACACCACGGTGGGTCCTACGACAAGCGCTACATACCGTTCATCGACGAGGGGATGCCGTATGTGCTTGACATCGTGAAGCAGTGTTCGCTTAAAGAGATTCACGACGGCATCGAAGCGTCCAAGTTGGAAAACTTTTTGCCTAGGATGGAGTTAGATGGACAAGCCTGAAGACGAAAGAGACGAGCGGCGCGGCTGGTATAAGGGTTTTACCGTATGGCACAGTTACGAAAAACCGGAGTACTATTCATACGTGGATAATGTTCGAGTGTCAGCGGACAACTACAAACTTTTTAGGGACAGGGTGGACCTGCGCATCTCAAGGCTCAAAGGAGAAGAGCGATGGAAAAAGTGAATGAAGCTGAATTTTTTAATAGGTGCGACAACATGCGGTGCGCCATCGTAGCGGCATTTAACTACGCGAAGAGTGAAGAGTGCGACCCCCACGTAGACGCGCTTGCGGCAGCGCTAGTAGCTCTGTGTTACGTGCTCAAGGACGATAAGGTCGCAAAGGCGGCGGCCGAGTTCATGGTTAATAATCCGTTGAGCCCCGACCGTGTTGTTGATGACATGGCCTTGCTGGCGGCTTGTAGGTACATCAGCGTACGGAACATATCCGCGGCCGGCGAAGAGAACGAAGATAGTCTTGAAGAAAGGCAGCCGGAGGGCAACGCATGACGCCCGAAGCCAAGGTCGTTCAGCGGATCAAGGCCCTCGTTAAATCGTACGGGGGTGAGGTTCGCAAGGTCGAGTGGAGCGGGCGCCGCGGTGCGCCCGATCTGTTGGTGCTGATGCCGGGACGCCACTTCTTCATCGAGGTCAAAGCGCCCGGCGAGAGGCCCCGTCCGGAGCAGTTACGGGAGCATGAACGGTTGAGAGTCGCAGGGTTCGATGTGTTCGTATCAGCCGGTGACTTGGAGCCCATCGAAGACGAGCTGAAATTTTCGTGCATCAGGCACATCAACTACCCCGCTCTAAAGAGCGAGGCTTGATAAAAGCCTTGGTTGACTAGCCTCAGACCACCCCAAAAGGCGGATTGAGAAAGAAGAACCAGGCTCCCTACGAAGTCAAAGGCTTCCGTCTTTTCGACAAAGTGATTTGCAAAGGTAAAGAAGCATTCATCTTTGGGCGAAGGACATCGGGAAGTTTTGATGTGCGCCGGCTTGACGGTACGCGGATTTCCGCCGGTATCAACTACAAAAAGTTGAGGCTGCTGGAACCTCGAACCACCTACTTAACAGAATTTAGAAAGGAGGCGGCGCTTCCTCACCTGCATGAATGCAGGGGTTTCCGCGCCGAATTTCTATGACGCCCCGTAGTTTTTCTCCCCGCCCATATCAGAAGCTCTTGATTCAGCACATAATAGAGCATCCTCGGTGCGCCCTGTGGTGCGGCATGGGTATGGGCAAGACAAGCTCCACGCTCTTTGCTCTGTCCTACCTAAACGCCGTGTTCGACGTTACGCCGGCGCTTGTCTTGGCCCCGTTGCGAGTGGCGCAGAGCACGTGGCCGGATGAAGTGAAGAAGTGGGCGGAGCTCTCGAATCTTAGGGTCTCCCCCATAATCGGCTCCGCTGCCCAGCGTCGTGCGGCCTTGCATACTCCTGCGGACATCTACACGATGAACTATGAGAACATCGTGTGGTTGCTGCATGAGCTCAAGGACACAACGGGCAAATGGCCGTTCAAGATCATCGTAGCGGACGAGTCAACGAGGCTCAAGTCCTATCGCACACGGGGCGGAGGCGTACGCGCTCAGGCGCTTGCGGCGGTTGCTTTCCACGCCGAGCGCTTTGTGGAGCTTACGGGCACGCCTGCACCAAACGGGTTGATGGACCTTTGGGGTCAGGCATGGTTCCTCGATAAAGGAGAGCGTCTTACCAAGTCGTTCAGCCGATTCCAGAGCCGATGGTTTCGTCCGATCAAGGTTGGGTCGGATGCGTTCGCCGTCAAATGGGTTCCGTGCGAATGGTCGCAGGATGAAATCCAGAAAAAGATGGCGGACTTGTGCTTGACCGTAAAGGCCGAGGATTATTTCCCGTTAAAAGACCCCATCGTGACAAACGTCTACGTGGACTTGCCGCCGAAGGCGAAGAAGGTCTACAACGAGTTGCAGCGCGAAATGTTTACGGAGCTTGAGGGCGTTGAGATCGAGGCGTTCAGCGCAGCGACCAAGACCATGAAGTGCCTGCAGGCCGCATCGGGCGCGATCTACGATGCGGACGGGGAGTGGCACGAGCTGCACGACGCCAAGATCGAAGCACTTAAGTCAATCGTGGAAGAGGCTGCCGGCGCTCCTATCCTCGTGGCCTACCATTGGAAGCCGGATGCGGAGCGGCTGCTTAGGGCTTTCCCGCAGGCTAGGCTCCTAGATAAAAACCCCAATACTATTCAAGAGTGGAATCAGGGTAGAATCCCGTTGTTGTTAGCGCACCCGCAGTCAGCGGGACACGGGCTCAACCTGCAGGACGGAGGGAACATCCTTGTTTTCTTCAGCCATTGGTGGGACCTCGAAGCCAAAATGCAGATCACGGAACGTATCGGACCGACCCGTCAGGCGCAGGCCGGGCACGACAGACCCGTGTTCATATACAACATAGTAGCCAGAGGAACCGTCGATGAGATGGTTATGGCAAGAGTTGATACAAAGAAGAGTGTTCAAGAGCTTTTGCTCGATGCTATGAAAGGAGAAAGAAAATGAGTGAAGACATTGTCAACCACCCGAAGCACTATGAAGCGTGCGGGCACGACGGGTTCCAGCCGATTGACCTGATCGAGCACTACCCGTTTGCGCTCGGCTCGGCCATGAAGTATCTTTTCCGTGCGGGCAAGAAGGAAGGCAACAGCACGGAACTCGATCTGCGCAAAGCGCGTTGGTACTTGCGCAGAGCTGCGGGCCGGAAAAGCGGATGGCAGTCCATCGGACCCGCGGGCAAGGGCGCGACGGAGAGAGCCAAGGCCGCGAAGCTGGCGCTTGTGGAGTCTACGCCGGGCGTGAACCCGTACCTCAAGATGTTGTTTATGGAGAGCCGTGGCGCGGCCAGCGTTACCGTCCGCTCGATTTGGGCCGTGCTGCGCGTGCTTGATGCTGTGCTTGGAAAGGAAGAAGACGAATGACCCGTTACGAAGATTCGTTGTGGGAAGAAACCGTTTCGCTGCTGAAGAAAAACGGAAAAAGCTGGGATGACGTTGAGTGCGTGCACATTGGTGATACGCGCATGTGCAAGGAGACCTTCGAGAAGTATGCAAGGCGAATAGCTTATGACCGAGGCTACGGGCTGAGCTGGATAGCCCTTGACCTAAAACTATACGGCGACGACTTCGTCGTGGTTAGGCGGGAGTATGACGGGGCTGAATGGTGGGAATTCATACCGACGCGAGCGCCAAGTAAGTACGAGCCTACGGAAGACCCTCGTGAACTGCTAGACCATTTTTGTTTATGCAAAGATATTTTGGACGCTATCAACGACGAACAGGAGAATTTGAAATGAGACTTGGAATCAAACTGCTCAACGAAGGAGCCAAGATGCCTACGAAGGGAACGAAGGAAGCCGCGTGCTTCGACCTCTACGTCAGTGAGGATACGATCCTGCCGCACGCCGAGGGGGTGCTTGTGCCTACGGGCGTGGCGCTCAACATCCCTGAAGGGTTCTGCGTCAAGGTCTACGGGCGCAGCTCGCTGTGCAAGCGCGGCATCCAAGTGTCCACGGGGATTATCGACTCGGACTACACGGGCGCGATCATGGTGCAGGCCGTCAACTTCGGACATGCGCGCCCGATACTGCTGAAAGCCGGAGAGCGCATTGGTCAGTTCATGGTCGAGTATCTTGTTCCCGTTGAGCTTGAGCGTGTCACCGAGATGCGCAAGACGGAGCGCGGAGCCAACGGCTGGGGGAGTACGGGAGAATGAAGCCGCTTTTACTGACGACAAAACAAGTGTGCGGTATGCTCGGCGTTTCAGCAAGCACGCTAAGACGTATGGTCTTCTTGCGGGAGTTCCCCGCGCCGGTTGACTTAGGAATGTGCAGAAACCTGTGGCGCCGCAAGGACGTAGTGCGCTGGTCTAAGAAATTAAACAAAAAGAGAGGCAGATAATGTACAAGACAACTAACGACACAACGGTTGAGTTTGAGCAGTGCTCGGCAACCATCATCGAGGACTCTACGTTTAACGGACGTCGCATTATTTCGATTGAATGCGTGTATCCGCGCGTCATCCACGCAGAGGTGCTGCGGCACAAGGACTTCTCCAACTCGGTGTCCTCGTCCCGTGCCACACCCGTGGATCGCATCATCGAGGACTGCACCTATGTCCCGTCACACTTCTACCGCAATCAGCGCGGCATGGTGGGTGGGGACGAGCTCTCGCCGGAAGAGTCGGCAAAGGCACGGGACAACTGGCTCTGCGCGCGAGAGGCCGCGGTCACAAGTGCTCGGTGCATGGCGGACCTTGGCGTTCATAAGCAGCACGTCAATCGACTGCTTGAGCCGTTTAGCTTCGTGCGACACCTCATCACGGCCACGCGATGGGAGCGGTTCTTCACCCAGCGCTTGGCGAAGGACGCTGATCCCGTGATCCAAACGCTGGCGCAGTGCATCCATCAGTCAATGCGGTTGTCTGTTCCCGCTCGTCGGGATGATCACTATCCGTACGTGCTTGTGGAGGAGCGGGATAGCCTCCCGCGGGATCAACTTCCCCTCATATCCGCCGCGCGATGCGCACGGTTGTCGTACCTCAAGCACGACGGGACGCAGTCCACGATTGAAGAAGACCTTGCGCTGTTCGAGCGGCTTAGTATGGATGGGCACTGGTCGCCAATGGAGCATACCGCAACGTCTAGCATGATGACGAACGCTAACTTTGACGGCTGGCGTTCGTTGAGATCAAGGCTGGGTCATTAAAGCACGAAGCCCCTCTTGTCGAGGGGCTTTTTGCTACTTGCGCGCGGCTTGATACAGGTCTACTGCTGTGTCGTGTCCGACGGCGCATCGGCCATACTCTCCAACGCTTCGGTCAAGAAGACCTGAACATCGGTTGAGTAGGCGTTGAAGCTCGGCATTTCGGGCTTCGAGATGTGTGAGGGCAGCGGAGGTGGTTTCGGGCAGTCGATTGGTGCGGGTGGCGTTGCGCAACCGCTCAGTAAGAGAGCGCACATTAGCGTTGGCAGCGTCCAGCGCTTTACGGTGTTCGGCTTCCTTTGCCCAAGCATCTTGATTCTCCTTCAACAAACTATCCCGTTCGGCCTCGCGTTGCTTCGTTGCCTCTTCGATAAGCGCGCGGTAGTCCTCCGCCGCAGAGTGCTCGCCGGCCAAGTAGCCGATAGCGCCAACGGTAGCGAGCAAAAGAACGGTCAAAACATTAGCATTCATTTACGGTTGTCCCAACGGGCGCGGCGGCCGCGAACATCCACGTGGCAGAAGGTGTTGTAAAAGCCCACGCCGCCTTCTGCGTTGAGCTCGTCGCAGATGCGCTGAAGCTCGGGCAGGTCAGCGGCATTCTTCGACGTAGGTCGAATGTCCGCCGCTTTCCCCTGCACGTGCATGGAGTTCTGCACGCCGCCAACGGCGGCGTTGCGCGCGGGCGAGCGGTAGCCTGAATTGACGACGATAGGCTTTCCGTACGCTTTTCGAATCTCGTTGAGCTTTTCCAGAAGTGCGGGATCGACCACAGTCTCGCCCCACGGGGACTCTTCCCCGTCCGCCGATTTGAACTCATCCGTGTCGAAGTATCCTACTCGCATTTTAGCTTGTCCTTATCCTTGTCCTTGTTGTCCGCAAAGGGTTCACTGCGCGCTTGGACCGGCGGCATGATGCCTTTTTTCGTGAGGCTAAAGCGCACGATGTCGAAAACTCGCGAACCAAGATTGCCGATGACGCAGGTTCCGATGGCACACTCAGATAGGGTAAACCCGTAATCAATCATGAACCAAAAGGTCAAGTAGCCAAGGAAGCAACTTGTCGTAAGGTCGGCGACAAGCCAGCGAAAGTGCAAGCGGCCGGAGCGTCTGTATTCCGATATGTAGTTCACTAGGCACCCTCCTGCGGCAGTGAATAGCGCGAGCCAAGCGGAGGTGCCCGTTAGGATTTCACCGTATTTTTCGGGCATATTTCCCCCGTTCGTATCATGGCCCCAATTATACCGCCATAAGGAAAAACCCGCATTGCTTTTCGCAAGCGGGCTTGTCATCGGCAAAGGAGAAAAACCGACTATTTCCATCTCATATATCGGTGAGACCGCTGTCGTCATAGGTCACAGCTACCGGGTCGGGTATTTTGTAGCCTCCAAAATCCCAAAAGAGTCGCGCGGTGCTCAGGCTTTATCTCGCTCCGCCATGTCGTTACGGGGATTACACCCTGAGCACGAACATAGCTCGCGTCCGCCGAAGTCGTTTCCGACTTTCTAGGTGAGCTAGTTCGCTACGCATTATAACTTAAAATCCGTCGACGGTGCGCCGCGCTCAAGCCGTTCGATCTCTCGGCGCAGACGCTTGTTCTCTTCTTCAAGCCGTAGACGGCGCAGCCTTTCTTTCAACTCACGGTTCTCTTGCTCAACGTCGTCAAGAGTGCCCGGACGCGACGGATAGTCACCAACGGGAAACGGGTCTGGAATCGTGTCGCCGAAAGAAAATCTGCTGAGGGTGTTGTTTCTTGCGAAGAAGGCGCTTACTCGGGGGTAGATGCGGGAGTCAACGCGATCGCTGAGTGTGACGTACGTGTGTTTCATTTTTCGCTCCTATTACCCATCCCGCCCTTCACTCGCGCATGGCCGGTGGAAGTTGGGATCGTTCCATTTCAGATTCATACGCAGCCTTGCAGTGTTCGTCCTGCCAGAAGAACAGGTGGTCGATGATCCACATAGGCCACGTCATGTCCTTCTTAATGCAGGCGTGACGATAGGCCCGCGCGCTGAGCGTTTCATCGCTCCACGCCTTGTTTCCCGTGAATACGGACAGCAGGACGTTGGCGAGTTGGTCCAGCGCAATGGCTAGTTGCAGCAGGTTGTGCTTTAGATTATTTAACATGAGACCATGTTCTCCCCTGAAATATAGACTTTATGGCGCTTTCAGAAACGCCGAACCTTTTAGCTATGGCTTTTACGGTCTCGATTCCGTGTAGCTGACGAATGGTTCGTACTTTTTCCTCCGTAAGTTTAGCGCTGTTGTTACGCTCCCCTCGGTTCATGTCAGAGTATTTTTGATGGTCTTCTTCCGTGAACGCACGGCTCCCAGAGCGGCCCTTGTTGGCCCTGTCCCTGTTGTTGTCGGCTCGCGTGCCGAGAAAAAGATGATCTGGGTTAGTGCACAGCGGATTGTCGCAAGCGTGACACACGCATAAGCCATTAGGGATGGGGCCCTTGAACAGTTCGTATGCGAACCTGTGCGCTAAAACTAATTTTCTTTTTTCGCCTGTGTTGACGCTTAGAACACCGTAGCCGCCAACCACGCCTCCGGTCCACTCGATGCACTCCGTGTCTCGTGCCGCTCTGCGACCAAGAAAGGAGCAACGTGACGAACAATACACCTGCTTACGCGACAGAGCCCTGAACTTGGCACCGCAATAACCACACGCTTGTTCCCACCCGGTTCCGAGACCCGTTTGGTTCGCTTTGTCTAAGCGCGCCTCTCGGGATAGACACCCGCAGCTTTGGACTTTTCCGTGCTTGAGATTACTAGACGTCACTATCGTGCGGGCTCCGCAGGTGCACGCGCACGCCCACTGAACATGACCATGCTTTCCTCGCGGATAGGCATTGACTACGGTTAACCGGCCAAATACCTTGCCGATTAGGTTTTCTGTCGAGACTTTTCCCATGTCCCTGCCTCCCTTTGTTGCTACGGGTACACGGGTTCATTATACCTCCCGTTGGTGCAGGCATCAAAGTAAATAAAGATGGGGTACTCATTGTACCCCATCGGCTCTTTGTTACTTGGTGAGCTCTGTGTAATCCACAATCGTTTCCACCAAGGGCTCTGCGTGAGAGTTGCTTTGCAGATAGCACCCGTCCTTCCTGTCCGAGCGCGCCTGAATGCCGATCATCTCGCCGGCCTTAACGGAAATCTTCTTTGCGCGAAGGGTGACGACGCTTCCCACGCTGCCTCCTGCCACCTTAACGGACGCGATGTCCGACGGCAGGTCCGCCACGGCACCGTCGCTCCCCACGTAAACGAGTTTAGCCGTGAAAAGACTTTCGTCCTTCTGCTCGTTAAGCACACGGAAAGTAACAGAGATGTCCGCCGTACCGTCGTTCGGGAACACCAAAGCACCCTCGCCGCCCGTAGCCGCCGATCCGGGGATTATCTGAACCTTGTTGTTCAGAGTGACGTCTCCCCGATCCTTTTGGGCCCCGACGGGACAGTTGCTCCACGTATCGTTCACTGTGTACCGCAGGGACACAAAGCCTTCGCTGTCTTGAATAAAGCGCTGCATGCGCTCGCGATAGAACAGTCGATCCTCCACGACGCCCGTAGGAGCGTGGATGTGTGTCGTAAACGGAGCCTTGGCGTCGCATTGAAGTTTGCTGATCCTCAGCGTACACGGATTTTGCGCTGCAACCGGATAGATACAGACGGCGAATTGCTTGGCATCCGTCGGCACCGTGAACTCGCCGGTGATCGTTTGCGAGCCCTGCGCGTTTTCAGAAACAAAGATCGACGCCGCCTTGCTCCACCCGGAAGAGAACACCGGCGCGGTGTTGTTTCTGCCGCTGAGAATCTTTTCGTTCGCACGGCCCGTTCCCGTCCAACTCATCAGTGCGAGCTCGAACCCGCTGTCAGGGGCCTCTCCCACAAAAGACACGTTGAGCACCTTGCCGCGGAGCAGCGTGGTCTTTTCGGGCGACATGATCTTGTGGAAATCGAAGTCCGTAATGGCCGAGCCGTCGGGCATGATCTGAATTTTCCCGTTCGTTACGCCCGCTTGGAGGCTGCTCAGTGCGTTTAAGCCCCAACCGTCGGCCATTGTGTACGCTTCGCCTGCGCCGCCTGCGGAAACGGGTACGGTGCTTTGCGTCAGCCAAGAGGTGGTGATAGCTCCCGTGCCGAAATAGTGGCGCGTGTTCTTCAGCGAAAGACCTGAGTCGAGCTGAAACTGCAAGCCGCCTTCGCCGATACGCGATTTCGTCGTGCTTTCTTGGATGAGAAGACAGGTGTTGCCTTGTGTCCTATCCTCAAGCACCAACGGGTCGGCGAATCCGTTGTCCACCATAACTCGGAAATAAGCAATGGCCTTTGCGTTTACAAACCGATCGATGACCAGACGGTCGAGCTTGTCGCCGGCTTTGTAGTGCTTTTCAACGGCGATCGGGTTGCCGTTTTCATCGGCCAGAATCCCGGTCGGTTGACGAAGCGGGTCCAGCGCTTGGAGCCAAAGACGCACCTTGCCATCCGACGGAGCAACGCCCGACATGGCCACAACACTGACGATGTTGAAGGAGCTCCCGCCCGTGATGTTCGGGTCTTTGTCGTCCGTCTCCTGAATCCCGTAAGCCTTTTGAATGCGGTCCACATCGAGGTAGGCGCCGCCGTGCGTCATCTCGTCGTCGAAGAACAGCGCCCCGGACTTATTGGGCGACACCTCATGGGGCTCGTCCATGCAGGCATAGTAGCTCACGCCCTGCGTAGGCAGGATAAGATCGACCGCCACGTTGCCGTCAACGTGATCGGACAAATGAATGTAAGGCGAACGGAACAGAATGCTTGTGATGTCGTCGTACGCTTGGTTGCCCAACGTCTCGACGTGAATGCCCGCGCCCTTCGCGCCGGCGGCTTTGAGATTGCTCATCAAGGCGACCTGATCCAACGGATCAACCACAATGGGCGCGGCAGGCGACTTAAACGTTATGTCGATGGCGTCGAGCTCATCCTTAGTGGCGGCCGCTTCGATGGCTTTATCCATAGCCCACTTCTGAGCGTAGGAGTCCTCACCCGCAGCGATGATCTCGAGCAGCAGCGTTCCGAGTTGATCCCGCGTGATCTCGTGGAAGGTGTTGTCCGCTGCGCGGAAGGTGATCTTTTCACCCTCCGCGGCGGACTGCGCCTTCGTCGCCAAGCCCATCACGTCCGTCCACGCGCGCGTGTTGGCGTCGGCCGTAAAGCCGAGAGTGGACGGGACTGTAGCTTCATCAGCTCTATATTTTAGGTAAGCTGATTTAACTTGTTCAGATTTTGCTGTTTTAAGCTCGTCTAAATATGTATTTGGGAGGTATCCACTGAGATAATACCGACCATCTGTGCCTTGCTCTACGTTACCTTGATCTACATAGCCTAATGATTTAAACCACTCAACGTCAGTACCAAAGGCAACGAGTACTTCTTTCGTCTGGTCATCGATAACTTTATAATATAATTTTTCTTCCATTCTTATCCTCTACATCTATGAAACCAAATTTCCCCTTCTTTACCTGAAAGTGTGTATGTTTCGTTTTTGCAAACAGGGCACATAAAAAGGCCACTTCCAGGGTATCGCGCTTGACTATAAAAAAGAACACGCTGACCGCTAGCTTTATGGGTACATGAAATAGATTGAAAGTCACCAGACGCTAAGGCCATGCGAATCCACCCGTTATCTGATGGGGTGTAATCCCCCGAAGCAATAGTTACATAAGACGTATAATTAGGAAATCCTATAGCTGTGCTAATTGATATATTTCCCGACGAGTCGGGCTTTTGGTTGTTGATGGTTTTTACAGTCGCATTAACCTGACTCTGCACCTGAGCAACAGCCTGCATCACATCTGCAACATCTGCACTACCGATGTTTGTTGCCCTACCCATAACCACAACGCAAATCATCCACTCGTGGGACTCGGGTTGAACCGTTGTGGAGCGGCCGTAAATGGGATTCGATCGAGAGGCGTCAAAATGAGCCAACTGGTTGTTGACGTCTGCTGAAACCCCGTGATGAGTGGCTGTTCCATCTTGGTAAAATGCGCCAGCCAGTGGGAGATTTACTACCGTGTTACTTTCCCCAGCTGGCAGATCCCCTTTGATATTCGGCAAGCCCGCCCGATGATACGTGCCGACGTTTGCGCTGGCGATAGCGACCTGCATGAACGGCGCGAACTTCGGCGTTCGGAACGTCGTAGATCCGTCACCGTCCGAGTAGTACGGGCAAAAGCCTCCGTTTGCAGAAGCGATGCTGTTCCATTCTGCTTCAGTCTTCACCCATCTTTTCGAGTTAGCATAGGCGAAAAAGTCGGCGTACAGCGTGCGGCTATAGGTCGCGCCATTGCACTGAATGCAACCGTCGGGGGGTGTTTGGAACGGCCAAGCGAAAAGATGCCCCATAGGCAACCCACCGCCTGCTCCGATGTTCTCCCGGACCTGCGCCTTTTGCTCTTCCGTAAGAGTCTGCGCAGTATAAGACACAGCATTCTTTACGTTGTCGGGTACGTCCGTAAGGCCTGAGAACAAGGTAGTGCCCGGCTTACCGTCTACACCATCCTTGCCATCGGTTCCCTTCGGTCCCGTCTCGCCCTTGAGCCCGTTGAACGACATCGTGATGACGGGAGCCTCGGTCGTACCGCTCTTAGCGACGTTAACCGTGGGTGTGCCCGTGCTTGCGCCAACAGTGGCCTTGACCGTGATGTCGGGTGTTACACCCGCGTCGCCCTTCGGACCCTGCGCGCCGTCGTTGCCGGGCTCACCCTGCGGGCCTTGTTCACCCTTCGGACCCTGCTCGCCTTGCGGACCCTGCTCGCCGGTGTCGCCCTTATCGCCCTGCAAACCCTGCGGTCCGCGTTCGCCTTGGTTGCCCTTGTCACCCTTGAGACCCTGCGGCCCTTGTTTGCCCGTATCCCCCTTGGCACCCTTGATGTTTACCGCAGCGGGATTGTCGAGTCCTCCGTTGTTGGACCACGACAGGTTGCCTGCCGCGTCAACGTTCGGGGTGAAGTAGAACCCGGGATCGCCCTGCGGTCCCGTAGCGCCGTCGATGCCCGGATCGCCCTTGGGTCCCTGCTCGCCTTGGTCGCCCTTAAGGCCCTGCGGCCCTTGGATGCCCTGCTCACCTTGGTCGCCCTTCGGTCCTTGGATGCCCTGCCCGCCCTTCTCGCCTTGGATGCCCTGCGGACCCTGCGGGCCTTGCAGCGCACCTGCGTTCGCCCAATCGGATTCCTTTTCGGACCAGTACCAAACGTTGCCGGTGATGAGGTATGCGTCGCCCGGAGCGCCGGTCGGGTGATCCTGCTTCAACGCTTCGAGCGTGTCGTACTCGCCTAGGATCGTAAGCCCCGCGCCCGGGTCGCCTTTCTCACCTTGCGGGCCCTTGGGTCCCGTGTCGCCCTTGGGCCCTCGTTCGCCCGTATCGCCCGTGTCGCCTTTCTCACCTTGCGGGCCCTTGGGTCCCGTGTCGCCCTTGGGTCCCTGTTCGCCGGTATCGCCCTTGTCGCCTTTGGGCCCCTTGA